AAGACCCGGAAGACGTTTTAATTCCCCGTTTTATGAACCCATATGATATTGATTCTGCTAGATCACTTACCCATATCAATATTTTTAAACCACTTAGCAGCCTTAAGAAAGATCCCGATTATAATCAGGATGAGGTTAGAAAGCTGGAGGAGTTCTTTAGGTCACAAATGGGAATAGTTAAGGCTAAAGATAATGAAAATGCCTTGCAACAAAAGAATAAAAAGATGGCTGATATGGGGGTTACTGACATAGATGATCCAGTGCTTGGTGAAACCTATGTACAATTAACCATGACTTATGTTTATAGGGATAAAGGAGAGAAATGGACTGATAATATAGATGGCAAGAAATATACAACCGAAGATGAGCAAATCTTTCTTTATGTAGAGGCTGAAGAGCAAACTATCTTAATGAAAAAGCCTCAAGAGAAGATAATCGGAGTAACAAAAGACCACTATTGGAGAAACCACTATAGATACAACACATGGGGTGATGATATAGACAAGCAGGACTTCTGGACTGATGGGATAGCGGATATTGTTAGAGTACCTAATAAAGTGCTTAATTCCTGGTTTTCACAGTTAGTTGAAAATAGAACGCTTAGAAACTTTGGTATGCACTACTATGATTCATCACTCAAAGCGGAAGGTTTTATACCTAGTACATTTAATCCTGTCCCTTGGGGCTGGTATCCAGTCCCTGGTAAACCTTCAGATGTGCTGCAAAAGGTAGATATTCCTGATTTATCAGAATCCTTAGATGAGATGGCATATGTAACAACTATGATTGAAAAGGCCACAGGGGCTACAGCCACACAACAGGGAGTAGAAACTAAAGCTCAAACTACTTTAGGGGAGGTACAACTTGCCCAAGGAGAAGCAAAGGCTAGGACTCAGGGTATGTCTAAGTTCTATACCGATGCTTGGAAACAAAGGGCTACTAAGTTTCTAAAGCTTATAGAAGCCGCTTCTGACCGCTTGGATGCTGTCAAAATCTACCACCAAGGTAAAAACACTGATAATGTCTTTGAACGGGAGATAAGCCCTAAAGATTGGATGACAAAGGCAGGATATAGAGTAAAAGTATGGAGCCAGGATGAGAAGAAAGCCAATGATACTGACTCGCTTACTAAGTTAAACGCTGTTATGATGAATATGGCTGATAATCCTAAACTTAGGGAAGTTTATCAAAGGAAATTGCTTGAGTTTGCAGACTTAAAGCCTGAAGAAATAACTGAGATCATGCAGTTTGAAGAGCAAAAGCTGATGATGTTAGGTAATGGACAGATGGGACTACCACCTCAAATACCAGGGCCAGGACAACCACAGCCTCAAGCTCAGCCTATGATAGGAGGATTCCAAAGTGCTTGACGAAATTTTAGAGAAATCAGGGCTTAAATACGAACAATTAACTGCCCTGGAGAAAGAAACGCTTAATACCTGGATGGATGCCCTCCAAAAAGGCCAGGTAAGTATAGAAAAGGTTAGAGAGTATATTGGTTCAATGAAAGAGGCGGTTGAGCAAGAACTTACAAAGTTTGACTTAGATCCGAACCAAGACCTATTCTTAAAAGCAAGATTGCGCAATTATATGTTATTGGATGCTTATTTAAGTACACCTGAAAGAGCTAAGGAGCAGATAGAGAACGCAATTTCCCAAATGGTAAGGAAGTGATAGACATGAAACACGGAAAACATAAATTGACATCATCTAAAGCTAAAGAAATTCTTAGACATGGATCAGTTAAAGGACATAAATTAACTGCAAAACAAAAGAGATTTATGGGAGCAAGAGCAGGTGTAAGCCTAGTTCGTAGAAGGAAAAAGAGGAAGGCTTGACAGTAGATAAAAAACTTATCTAATCTATAAATAATGAATCCAGATTTCCAAGAAGTCCTAAATAAAATTCTCGCTAAAACTCCCGAAGAGCTTAATGAACAGGAAAAAGCCTTCCTAAGAGCCAGAAGTTCATATCTTAAGAAAGCTCAATTAGAAGAATATGATAGTATATTAAATCCTAAACCAGAAATATATGTTGCTAAAAAGGATAGAGAAACCAAACCTGCTAAAGAGCAGACGGTAAAAGAAAATGTTAACACCAAATAAACCCACACCTGAAGAGTTAAAAGCCAAAGAAGAGGAAGCAATCAAAGCTGCTGAAGAGTTAGAGGGCAGACAACAGATCCCACCAGACGAGGAAGAGGAAAAAAAAGAAGAACCAACTGAAGATGCAGGTAATGAACTGGAAGAAGAAGCAGGAGAGGTTGAGGAAGAGGCAGAAGCAGAAGAAGTATCCGAAGAGGTAGAAGAGAAAGAAGCCATCCCCTCTAAAGAACTCTACAAAAAGAAGTTCTCCGAATCATCAAAGGAAAACCAAAAGATATATGCCAAGAATAGGGTTATCAATAAAGCACTAGCTGATGCCGAAGATGTTCCTGAACCAACCGAGGAAGAATTGCAGGTAGAGTTTGCTGATTGGGATGTGATGAGTGATACCGAGAGGGTATTTGCCAAAGAGACGGTTATATCACGCAATTGGAGAAAGACAATAGCACAAGCCAAGGAACAAGCTACCAGGATTGAGAAATGGAATGAATCAGTAGAAGACTTTGTAAGTGATCCGGTAACTTTAACTGATAATCCGGAGTTGGAAGGCAAGACCGAAGAGTTTAAAGCTTTTGCCACAGAAGAAGCCAATAACAGTGTGCCATTTAAGCTACTTGTCTCCGCTTTTTTACATGACCATACTACTAACAAACCAAATAATAAAGGCAGGATGTTTGAAAGAGGCAGTGGTGGTCCCAATGATAAACCACAACCAAAAGACGGGTCTATAACTTTGGAAGAAGGCAGAAAATTAAGAGAGACGGATTATAACCGCTGGAAGGAATTACTTGCTGCCGGAAAGATTAAGTCAGATCTTTGAGGCTATATTGGTCTAAGTTGCCCTATTGACAGTAAGTAAAACTAACAAGTATTCTATAAATAGTTAAAGAAAACTCCTAACGTCCTCGGACACGGTAAAGCAATCTACAACTTTACCAAAATGTCAGCATACGGAACAAAAATAGCAGAAGGTTTTTCCTCAAAGGTCATGCAGTTTGTGTATGATCGAAGTTTAATTGACTCTATCGTTAACAGAAACTATGAAGGTGAGATTAACGGAGTAGGCTCTATATTAAATATCCTTGATTTTTCTAAACTCACAGAAAAAACTTATGCAGACACAGCTTTAACAGCAGATTCTCTATCAGAAAACAATGGTGCATTAACTATTGACCAATATAAATCTTTTTATTGGAAAGAGAAAACCTTAGCAAAATGGCTTTCCTACATTAAAAACCCACATCCTTATATAGTTACCCAAGTTGGTAATGAAAGAGCAAAGAACATGGACACATTTGTCTTTGACTTGCATCCCGATGTTGGTTCAGGGAACAGGGTTGGAACTGATTACACTACAGGAGATGTTGAAGTAGCAGTAACCACAGGAGTTGTAACTGGGAATGGAACCACATTTACAGCAGCAATGGTAGGCAGGGGATTTAAAGCAACAGGGCATACAACCTGGTATAGAATTAAGACTTACACAAGTGCAACTGAAATTGTAATTGAAGACGACAAAGATGATGAAGCTTCAGCTTACACAGGTGGGGCAATCGCAGCATCAACAGCATATACCATTGAAGCAGCTACAGTGTTAACAATTACAGCAGCAAATATCTTGAATAAAGTTGCTACATTAAAAGAAACACTAGATTTAGCAGAGAAAAATGGTTATTCAGCAGTACCGGATTCAGACAGGTTTTTAGTTGCTCCTCCAGAGTTCTTTACTATCTTAACTCAAGGAACTGGAGTAGTCCTTCATGTAGATGAAGCATACCAGGACTTAGTTAAAAAGGGCTTCATGGGTATGTTGCAAGGTTTCAAACTCTTTATGAGCAATAGACTTGATGGAGATAATACAGATGGCTACTATCTTTTAGCAGGACACGCTAATTGGGTAACCTTTGCAGAGAAAGTCTTAGACGCCAGAATGGAAGAGGATTTAATCGGAGACTTTGGAACAGCATACAAAGATTTATTTGTCTATGGAGCTAAAGTGAAAGATATTAATAGACATCAAGCAGCACTTGGATTCTGGAAATTCTAAAGCTACTTGATGGTAGGATCGCAAAGCCTAAAGCTTGAAGCCTAAAGCTATATATAAAAAGCATTTAGGTTTTGAGATTTAGGCTTTTTTGATGGAGATATATGGCTGTATTTAAAAGGAAACAGGACTTATCGCTAGACACACAAGCAGAACTCGCTAGAATCGAGGCGAAATCTAGTGGTTTAAGGACTACTACAGAAACAAACTTCCTAACAGCTCTTGGTGATTATAGATATAACAGGGTGTTAAGGTGGGATACACAGCTAGTTCAAGGGTCAACGAACGAAACTCATCTTTCAACAGATAATATTTTAGAAGCAGAAGGTAATACCCTACCTACAGGGGATTCAGGATTTAAGACCGGTGCAATCTTTTATGATCTTACTAAGACAGGCAGAAATGCTTATAGGAATACTGGGACAACAACTTCTGCTATTTGGAGTATAGTAGGATCAGCAGTAGCTTCACCTTCCAAGTCAGCTAGTCCCTCAGCCTCAGAGTCCAAATCTGCCAGCCCATCGGGTAGCGCATCTAAATCAGAATCTAAAAGCGCTAGTCCTTCGGCTTCGGCTTCAAAGTCTCAAAGTCCATCACCAAGCCTTTCGCCTTCGGCTTCTGGTAGTGCTAGCGCGTCTAAGTCACAGAGTCCATCAGCTTCAGAGAGTGCTTCAGCTTCAGCTAGCGAAAGCAAGAGTACTTCTGCTTCTCTTAGCCCA